TTACTTAGACTCACGTAAACACTGCCATCGGAACCGAGGAAGTGGGACCCCTCTGCAGCGAAGAAGCCGTAGGTAAAGGCTTCAGGGAATTCCAATGCATACTTACGCAAGTGCCCGTGGTTAGCGAAGAACGGCTTGTTGAACTCTACCCAACGTACATCGTGCATATACACTTGCCACGCCTCATTTGAGTGTGGATAAATACTAGGACTCAGACCCAACCTCTTCAGTAACGTTACTACATAATCACGTACAATCGTTGATTTCATTGCATACTCTACCCTGTACCCGTTCCCGTCTAGGTGTCCGTCGCCAATACCGAAGCTGATCAGACTAAGAGTCAATTCAGATGGTACAAAACTTAGTCCCAACGTACCGTTATCTTGCCATGTGCGCAAGCGTTTCCCTTCTTTACTACTACGAAGTTTGACGCCCGCCCGTTTCAGCTGGTAGCGGACCGTTCCGTGAGCCTTACCGACTTTTTTGGCAATTTGATAGGTACTATAGCCACTCTCGTACAGTTGCACCGCCTCCTTAACCCAACTTAAGGTGCCATGATGTAAATGTGAACCTTCTTTTTTACTTCGGATCTTGATACCCTCCCGCTTCAGTTGGTAGCGGACCGTAGAGGGGCTCTTACCAACCCTCATGGCAGCCTGATTTAAGCTATACCCACTTTCATATAAATATACGGCCTTTTCGACCCATTCGGGTGCTTTATGTTCACTCATTCAGGTTCACTCCTGTTACGTTCTTAATAACTTGAAACCACCGTTCCTTCCATCGATTCAGATTAAATACCTTTTCTGCCACTTGCCTAGCGGTAGCTCTGACCTCATTCACTTCAGGCGAATGCAAATTGTCAATGATCCAGCATAGCTTTTTCTCTAACAGTCCGTGTTTTGGTTCAACTACGAAACCGTTGTAACTGTCAAAAATGATGTCAGTCAGACCGCCTACAGGTGTCACCACCGTCACGAGCCCACTTGCCAAAGCCCACGAGCCCACTTGCCAAAGCCTCGAGAGCGGCTAGTGATGTTCCTTCTGCTGCTTCGGTTAGGAACAAAGCTATGTCAATTTCCCTGTAGACAGGGGACATTTTATCCATTTCTCGCCAAAACCACTTCACATTGCCCCAATCATTTTTCTCTAGAAACTGGGTCAACTGCTCTTCAGTCCTGTCTTCATGACTACGACCCACGAGCCACCATTCTACGTCTTTGAATTCCTGGCACAGGTCAATGACTTTTTGCGCGCCTCTTAATGACGTTAACCTCCGCGGCACCAAGATACGTGGTTTTTCCCAGTTACGAGGTTCTTGTCGTGGGTGAAATTCCCGCGTATCGGCGAAGTTTGGAACGTATGTGAAACGCTCACGTAACTGAGGCCATAACGCACTAAACGTTCCAATTGTGTTAGTGTCACAAGAAATAATGGAGTCGAAATTACTCAATGCAGTCTTGAGACGATCGAAGTAAACTTCGCGAGTCTCAATCCCGCCTATGTGTACCGGATGACTAGGGTAATCCGTCCAGATTCCGTGACTGACTCCAATAGCAGGATGTACAACCGAAGGCCACCCAAAAGTTAAAATGAAATAAATACGAAGGTCATAGCGCCAAGTCAGAGTATTAAAAGCGTCAATAAAAGTTGCTGAATACTCAACTAAATCACACTTAGAAGGAATCCCAATTACCTTCATTCCTCTATATTCTTTTTTAAAGACTTTCTTGCTTGCTATCTGGTACACATCAACTTCAGCACCAGCTTCAGTCAGTACTTTCCACAACGTATAAAGGTACCTCTCACCGCCGCCAAAAATAATGCGTTCTCCGGTACCATCAAAAAAATTAGGCGTTGCAATTGCAATGCGCATTTTAGACCTCCTCTTTCTCTACCTTATTCAGTAGTCCTACAATTACAAGGAACCCGCCATTTTGGTCAAGAGCAAAAACATTACCTGTATCGTCTAACACAAACAAATCTTGGAGTTCTTTTATTACACTTTTATCTTTTGGTCTTATTATGTGCCCCAACGGATGATCTTCAACGTCTACCAACGTTCCACCAGGTGTGAACAGCTTTTTGTGCTCCAATTTTCCGTTTACGATTTTATGCAAGAGGTATGCGAATTGTTGAGGTTTTCGAGCTGTCAATTTAATGACATCGCCTTTTTCTTCAGTTAACTCAGTAGGAGTAGGTTTTTCCATCTCGTCTAAGAAGGTCAGTTTATCTGTTCCGACTGGTACGAATGGACGATCGCCGCCTTTAACCGGTTCGAGTCCCAAATCGGTACGTACTTCGTTAATTGTGAACACACCGGATTTAAGGTACGCCTCGTGGGTTTTTGCTAACTGTTCACGTTCACCTAAGTCGGGAGGTAACAGTTCAAATTGCAAGTCATCATAGTGAAAACCATTTGGCCCTTCAATTAGGAGGCCGTTAATACGCGATGTAAGTAGGTTCTGTCTGGGTATGATAATTGAATTCTTATAAATTTGCATTTGAGCTAAACCAGTACCGGCTCCTATGTTTCCCGTCTCGATTACACCTCCAATCATAGGCGGGACTCCATGAGCCCGATACACCTCATCACGGTTAGATAATCTGTACTCTTTAAAACTCGCATCTCTTACGTCTCTCTGTAAGGCCTCGAATTTTATGTCGGGTTCTGGTTCATCTTTTCGACCCGGAGGTAATTGTAGAATTAATGTTTTATGCGCATTATCCGGACCGCGAAAAGTCTGAGCAAAGAACTCTTCGATTAACCCTCGAGTTTCATCATCATACTCTACATTCTTCAGTATAATTGCGTAAGCTGGGACAGCGTATGACGAGAAAAATGCCAAATTGTAATCTCTTGCAGCAATATTACCCGCTACGGCACCTAGCGCGGGTATGAAATCCGGCAGTCCATAGGGTTCAGCACGTACATGGTAATTCTTGATATGAATAACTTCAGTTGCTCGTAATCGGGGATCTAAACTTTCGTCGGCTTCTTCTCCTGTCTCACAATTAATAATCTGCGTATTACCAAACTCTTTGAAGTACCTAATCTTGTTACCATATTTTTGAACGAACATTGTTAAAGATGTATGGATTCGCATGAACCGGGCTGGGAGATGATATAATTTATACGGTACGTTTACACCTAAATCATTAACTTGAGTTGGATGTCTGACAACCTCAATATACAGGTTACCGAGCGCTTCATAGTCAGTTAGTATCGCTTCGAACAGCTCCTGTAACGTTTGGGACTCATTCGGCCGCGTAAAAAATTCGGTTAGCTTCTTCCTATGTTCAGGATCACCTTCCCCGCTACCCGTAGCTCGTAAACGCCACCCGCCGCCTACAACGTCTCTTGCCTTTGCTTTTACAGCTCTGTAGTGTTCTGTACTTACTTCAAGAAAGTAACTTAGCTGATCGAAATCGTAAAGAGGAGCGATTACATTACCTTCTTTGTACAATGATTTGAACTCGTCTACCAGAGGAAGTGAACGCGATTCGGTCCGTGGTAAGGTTGAGGCACGATTAACAATGAAACCTTTAACTACTCTTCCCTTTTCACTCACCTTTTTACCTCCTTTCTTTTAAACAACTTTAACAACTAGTTTACGACGTGTTAAGGTTGAAACCTGTTCGCGCTTTTTAGCAGCCCAGACAGCTAATGCGAGACTGAATACACAGTCAGTTACTAAGTTCCTATCCTGTAGTGTGTAGTAACGTAGTTCGCGGATAAGAGGCTCTGTCTCAGGCGCTTCGGGAATTTTTAATTGCCTTCGCTCTAGTGCGATTACGAGGCTCTCGATTAAAGCGTATTTTTTCTTCCGGTCACCGATCTGATATGGTATAAAAGGATCCCTTACACTTGGGTATTGCTCGTGCCACGCAGCCAACAGCTCTTCATGTATCGGATCTCCAACGCCGGTTACGTCTAAAACAACATCTCCGCCATACAGAGCATAACGTGTTAATATTTGTGTCCGGGTGAACTCCCACCCTGTTTTTTGGAAACGATCAAAGGTTACAAGTTGCCACGGCTCTTCTGTTACATCTATTGTTGTACCTACAGTCCAGTCCTGTTTCTGTCCTAAGTCCCATCCAGTAATGTACTTACGTTCGAGTTCTGGTGCTTTGAGGCCTTCAGCACCTTCAAAAGCTTCTTGGATGACATTTTCTCTAAAAACAGGTTTACCAGAATCTACAAACGAGGTTTCAAACTCTTGAGCCCACGCAGAGTCAGAATATTGTGGCCTCATTTCTTCATACCACTTCTGATCAAAGCGCGGACATAGGTTCCAAGGAATCCTATGTTTCGACCAATGCTTTTCTTCTGCCCAAATACGGTAAAACTCTCCTTTGCGGCCAAAGGGTGTTGAGACGATTGTTAGAAACCCTCCGTGTGAAAGGCTCGGTTGTATAGCTTCTAACATCTCCGTGTCTGTACCGGCCTCGAAATGAGCGAATTCATCTAGATAGACCGCTGAAGCTGTATAACCACGAACCGTCCGAGGGTTATTGGGTAAACATACGATCTGCGACCGTGTTGCAGCTAATGTTACCTGTGTTTTTGTAGTTGGGGGCGTAACTTGTACACCATTATCGTGAATTAACTCTAGAATACCCGCAAGCACTTTTTTTGATTGCCTTTCTGAAACAGAAACAATCAAGATTGTGGTTCTAAATGCCAGCATTGCCCGCAGTAAAGCATCTACTTGGATTGCCGTTGTAAAGCCGACCTGCCTCGCCTTGTTCACGATTCGAAAGCGATTAGTATCGAGAAGAAATGCTTCTTGGTACGGATAAAACGTCCTAATACGGCTATTCGTTAGACCGTTCATCATCATTACTACCCTCTCCGAAGAGCGAGTTCAGATTGACTGAACCGCGAGAGGCTAAAGAGTTTGTAAGGTCAAGCGCTTCAGGTCCAGAAGAACTTCTGAAAACGGCCTTGGCAAGTTCGAGAAAAGCAGCTGGTTTCTGTTCGGGTGCTAACGAGTTGAAAGAGTTTGCAATAAGCAGGTTCACGTTAACAGCAGGACTTTCCTCAGTAGTTTCTTCTCGAATGTATTTTAACCAATCGAGTAGGTCTTTTTTCGACCAAGACTCGGTGCGCATTTTTTGGTGCACGACTCGCTTAGCTATGCGCAACCGTTCAGCCTTAGAAGCGATCCCTGTAGCAGCGGACAGCTCATCCACCAATGCTTGGAAATCATTGTTCCTTTTCCAACGTGCAATTGTATGAGGACTAAGACCCAACATTCCGGCGACTTTCTTTTGACTATGGCCCTCCGCTAGTAACTCAGCAGCTAAACGCTGTGTTGCTGTGATCCGCTTCATTTACATCACCTCTCCTTCTATAATTATTTTACTCAAAAAGGAGAGGCTTCTTACAACTAATTTTTCACGTGTTTACAGCTTTTTCATCGTTACTAATCTTCTTAAGGTACAAATTTTTAATTTGAAGAGTTTGATTCGCGAGCTCATCAAGGTTGTGGTAATGAAGTTCATCTGCAATTAACTCGAGTAAAGTGTCAATCTGTAAAAGAGACACCTTTCCCTCACGTATGAACTTTTTTAAGTCCTTTATACTGAAGACCGCCTCTTCCCCGTCGTTACATTTTACGACTGCCACGTTAACTTCGGGGTCTTTTTCGGTCACTTTACCAACGGTCACTTCTCGTGCAGTTCCCTTTGACCACACTAGGAACTGGCCCTCTTCAAAGAGCGTTGAGGCTGCTTTGCCCTTCTGTGTGTCTACGGACGTCACTTTCGGTGCGAGAATGCTTGTACTGGTTTGTGACTCGTTTGAAGGTCCTGACTTGTTGTCCTGTTTCTGCTCTTGAACTGTCTTGGTGGGGGTAGTATTTTGATTCGGTGTAATACCATTTTTCTTAAAGAATTCATTCGCTTCATCCAAGTCGATTCTTGTACCCTGTTCAGTCTTAAGCAAAGGAAGCCCTTTCTTGACCCAAACATAGATACGCTGTTGTCGTACTCCCATCATTCTCGCCAACTCCGAAGGACGTAAGAGTTCTCCCATTGTATTCACCTCTATCTAATTAATATTATAATACAAAGCAAGCTGTTTTTCAAGAGTCGGAAAGAAAGTACCCGATGCATAAGTACCGTTTAAATTAAGTGCATCTTCTTTCGTTCTCGACAGGCCATTTTATGCATGGGTTAAGTTTGTTAAGGAACTCTTCCTTTTCTGACGTTGTACCCAAGAGGTTAAGCCGGTAATGAAGTACCGGGTTGCTGTTTTTATAAATACTTGATTTGTATCCCAAAGTAGTAAGCAATTCGTGTGCAACAGTTATTAGGTCAAGATCAGTGTTGTAAATTACTATTACATGCAAACTGTTGTCTTTGCTGTAATACATAGTCCCTTCGGTTTCTAGAAGTCCCCGCAAAGCATCCCAAGGATAAGGAAGTCCTAATTCTAATAAATCCTGAGGCTTCAAAGATAAGTAATACTGAGCGAACAATTTAGAAGTAGCAGCAAGTTTATAGAATGGTTTGGGGTTTTTATTAAACCCATCACGACTAGTAACCGTCTCTCTAACGTTGGGATGTAACCCAACTTTAAAAAGTTCATCTCGAATAGTATCTACAAGCACTTTATCTATTGAGTCAAATCGTATATGCCCACACCCGTTATGAAACCCAACATGTCCATCGCCTTTAAGGGCGAAAATTAAATGTACTAACTCAGGACTTAGTATTAGGTCAGGAGTTAACATTTGCCCATTTTCTCCCTGGGGACGTAACTCAATACCTAATCTGATTAACCCTCTACGTACAGTTTCATAACCGCAACCATATAAACGAGCAATCTGGTTGAGGCTCATGCCTTTTACATGATACAGGTAATCCATTAAATCTCTGTTTTGCAAAGCCCTCTTAGCTTCGTAACTTACCATTCTAACCTCCCCATTCTTTTAACTTTAGTGCTCGGGAAGAACCCTGTTTTAAGAAGGGTTCTTCCGTAGATACTCAGCATGAAGACCACCCGCAATTAAAACAAGTGCGGCAACCTTCCAGAGAAGTTAATTCATTACCGCATTCAGGACATCGGTTAGATAAATCCTCCTCCTCCTGCTTCTGTTCTAATTTTCGCATCGTAGGTGATACGCTAAGCCCAATTAATCGTTCCTTAACAACACGTAACTGTTGTGCTATAGCTGATGGACAGGATTTACCAGGAGAAAGGGACTTTCCAGCTCCCCGTGCATGCATAAAAGAGGGGCATGAATGAGTATTTTCTAACTGCTCTATAATCTTTTCAAGGGGTATGCCTCCGCGAAGTGCTAAACTGATTAGTCTCGACGTTGCTTCGGTATAGATTAAGCAACCGCCATCTGATCCTGTAGTTATAAAGGTCTCTAGGATCTTCTTTGTTTCAGGGTCGTAATTAATAGTTAGATACAACTTCCCGCATCCAGTGTCAAGTTTAAAAGTGTACCCAGGAGCACTTTTAGGTCTAGGTAGTACCTTACCCCGTGGGAGGGTCTTATCCGTATCTTCGTCCTTCACGTCGAGTTTACGTAGTACACCTTCCCGACAACCATCACGGTAAAAAGTTATCGTTTTAAGACCAAGGTTATAGGCCAATAAAAATGCTTCTTCGACCTTCTTCGGTGTAAGCGTTGTAGGTGCATTCAGTGTTTTCGAAATGGAAGCATCGACCCATTTCTGGAGAACTGCTTGTACCCGAATATGTTCCTCTAGCGTAACGTCGTGAGCAGTAACAAAATAATCAGGGAGGGGCTCCTCTGGATGTTCTTCTTTCCACTTCGCGTATAAAGAGTGGTGTACCAAGTGAACGCCTGTACGATCATGTCGTTTGTATTCAAATGCAAAAACGGGTTCGATACCCGAGGCTACTTCCGCGACTATTGAAGTTGTTCCGGTTGGGGGAGCTGAAAGGAGAACACAATTTCGAAGACCGTACCCCAAGACGGATGCGCGAGTCTTAGGATCTAACTGCTTTAAAAAAGGACGGTTAAGAATAGCTGGTGTGTACGCAGGTGCAGTGCCTTTTTCTTTTGCTAATTCAGTACTTGCCCCGTAAGCCTCGTTTGCAATTGTTTTGTAAAGAGAGTCAATAAGCTCGAGTGATTCAGCTGATCCGTAACATACATGTCTTTTAATTAGTAGGTCCGCTAACCCCATAGTTCCAAGGCCAATACGGCGGGTGTGTTTTTGCGTTTGTTCGATTTGTAGGTAAAGATACGGACTAAGGTCGATTACGTCATCTAAGAAACGAACTGCAGTTCGTATTGTAGATTTTAAGAGCGCGTAGTTAATGTAACCAGAGTCATCACTAAGTGCGCTTAAGTTTAAACTACCCAAGTTACACACGCCCCATTCAGGTAGAACTTGTTCGGCACATGCGTTACAACCGGCAATAAACTCATCCTCAAGGTTATTTTGTTCGTTAGCGCGGTCTAACATTATTAAACCTGGCTCGGCACATGCCCAAGCGGAGTAACAAATCTTTGACCACAATTCGCGCGCTTTGATTGTTTTGTACACTGTAATGGGTAAACCCATCTCTTCCTTCCATTTCTTTAAATTGCCGTCCCATAATTTATCATAATCTGGGTGGGTTGTGTCAGGGAATACTAAGTCCCATTCTCCATCTTCTTTGACTGCTTTGATGAAGTCGTCCGAAATTGCAACACTTAAGTTCATATGCTGTAGCTTTGTGATATCCTGCTTTACTTCAATGTACTCCATAACATCGGGGTGCCAGTCGTGTAGCAGCATAAGAAGAGCAGCACGTCGACTACCACTTTGTGTTAACGTTGAGACTGCTGAGTCAAATGTTGGTAGCCATGAAACTGGTCCGAGGGAATAACCACCTGTACCTCTTATCTTGGCCCCTTTTGGGCGGAGTACCGAAAGAGTGATTCCTAGGCCACCCCCCGCAGCTGCGATGTGACAAGTGCGTTTTAAAGTATCTAGAATGGACTGCAAACTGTCTCTTCCATGTTCTTTGTCTTCCGGGACCAAAGGTATGTGAAAACAGTTGAACCAGGTTGATGTTCCATAGGGTGCGCCCGCAGAACGCAAAATACGCCCTCCGGGCAGGAAAAACTTTGAGTTAATGGTATTAAAGAAGCACTTTTCCCATTCTTCGCGATCCTCAGGCTTCTCCGCAACGGCGACAGCTTTCGAAACCCTGTGGGCAACGTCTTCCCACGTATCCTCATTGGGTAATAAGTAACGATCTTGAAGTACGGCCTTAGCTAGTTCATGCATAATGCACATTCCTCCTTAACTTTAATTTTAATTGGCCATTTCACGCATGGATTTAATTTATTCAGGAACTCTTCCTTTTCTGGGGTTGTGCCCAGGAGGTTGAGTTGGTAATAAGGTTTCGCGTTCTTGCTTCTGGTAATACCTCCTTTAACAATACTTGTTTCGTATCCTAACTTCGATGCTAAATCACGTGCAACATGTGTTAAGTCAAGATCAGTGTTGGAAATTAATACCACATACAAACTGTTTCCATTGTAACCTACTGATCCTTCAGTCTCTAGGAAGCCTCGCAAAGCATCCCAAGGATGTGTGAGTCCAAGTTCTAATAAACCTTGAGGTGTTAGGGATAAGTAATGCTGCACAAACAGTTTAGAATAAGCTCGAAGTCTATAAATCGGTTTAGCATTTTTACTGTACCCCCGATTAATATGCGGACCTGTTTTCTTAGGATGCAAACCGATTTTAACTAGATCGTCCCGAACTGATTCCACAAGCACTTTATCAATCGAACTGAAGTGTATTTGACCCTCTCCATTATATATTCCGGCTGAACCGTCACCTTTTAATGCGAATACTAGATGTACTAATTCAGGGCTTGGTGTTAAGTCAGGTGTTAACACTTCTCGTCTGGAAGGACGTAATTCAATACCTAACCTGATCAATCGGTCGCGCACAGTTACGTGACTGCAACCATACAATTTAGCAATTTGAATAGTACTCATACCTAACTCGTGATATAGGTAATCCATCAAATTTCTGTTTTGCAAAGCCTGCTTAGCTTCGTTGTTCATACCAACTCATCTCCTTCTGTTAAAGCTTTAACTCTGTCAGTTCGCCCCAGCTTGGTCCATACTCAAGGTCAACAGTGAATGGGAAATCAACTTGGTCTTTGAATGGGACGTCTTCCATAACTTCTTTCATGGCATGAGCAACTTCTTTTACTCTGTCCTCGCGGGCCTGAACTACGACCGAGTCGTGAACGGTTAAGATAGGAAATGCAACTTTTGGATCAAGTATCTTGTCGAGACGGATGAGGGCTCGAAGGCATGTATCTGAGGCGGTACTTTGAATTGGGAAGTTGTAAGATTGGTTTCGGATCTCATGGTACGCTTTTTCAGTGATGAGGGGAAACCGCCTGCGGCGTCCGTACCAGCTGACTATATATCCTTGTTTGCGTACCAGTTCGACCTGCTTTTCGCGCCATTCCTTCAGTGCGGTAGCTTTGCCAAGGAACGCGTTTATTAGCTGTTCTGCCTCATTCACAGTTATGTGATGCTCTTCAGCTACGGAACGAGCCGATCGGCCGTAAAGGGTCCCAAAATCAGTAAACTTTGCGGCTACTCTTTGCTCCTTCGTATAATTGGGTCCATAAATAAGCGACGCAACGAAGCCGTGTATATCCCGCCCCTCGCGGAACATTTGAGCTAACCACTCATCCCCTGATAGCAGTGCAGCGACCCTCAACTCCAGCTGTGAATAGTCCGCTTGTACTAACTGCCATCCTGGAGGTGCGACAAATGCGTCCTTAATGTGGAGCGGGTCATCACCACGGCTCCTAGGGATATTTTGAAGATTTACGTTACTAGACGCAAGTCTTCCAGTGACCGTGCCTATCAAGTTGTATTCTGTGTGAATCCTGTTATTGGGGTCGATGCGCTCTAAAATCCCTTCAACGTAGGTACTAAACAGCTTATGTGTTTTGCGGTACTCTAATAATTTTTTTGGGAACGGATGCAAGTCGGCAAGTTCTTCCAATGCCTTTTTATTACTCGTTTCTTTAACTTCCCCTTTTATATGAGGTACAGGTAAGTCTAATTTACGGTATAAAATATCCATCACCTGCTTAGAGGACCGCGGGTTGAAACCTTCCACACCCGCGAGCTCAGTTAATTCCTTTTCAAGCTCCTCTAGAATCTTACTGCCCCTCTCACGCATTTCAAGCAATCGTTCCCGAGATACAGGCGCTCCGCGCAACTCCATTTTCGTTAGAACAGGAAGCGCTTGTTTAGTAATACTCTCGTACACATTCAAGAGTCGGCCTTCATTTTTTGCACGTTCCCGGAGAATATAGAACAATCTGTAGGTATAGTCAGCGTCGATTGCGGCGTAGTGCACAAGCACTTCTTCGGGGATTTCTGTGTACGACGTTTTTTTCGTTGGTAAGAACTGGTCTAACTCTCGTTCCCAGTCGGGGCAGTTGAATTCCTGGATGGCTACGTACTTTAATGAGTTCGTTCCGCGCCTTTCGTCGAGTAGATGACTTAATAACATCCCATCTTCACCAAATCGGGGTAATTGGCCTAAATAAGTTGCTAAGTGTTTCAAATCGAATTTTAGGTTCCATCCGATCAAAACTGGTTTCTCCCTTTTAGGATCAAATAGACTCTGGAGACCAGCTTTAACTTTCGGATCCTTTAATACCGTCCTTCCAAACACAACCGCTTTACCTTCAGTCCAGCTACACTGAATCGATAACAATTCGCTTGTTAATGGGTCGAAACCGCTTGTCTCAACATCCACGCTAATCGTCGGTTGTTTCTGTAGAAACTCTATTGCTTTTAGTGCTTGTGAAGGATATTTTAGCCACGCATAGTTAGTTTCAGGTACTCTGGCGAGCAGCCGTTGAGGCTCCGAAAGGTGCTTGCCTTTCTTTTGGACTAACTGCAAGACCTCGGTGGCCTTTTTTACATCGGATGCCAACTCCGGATAATCAGCCACGTTCCGGAGCACTGCTGCCGGGTGCCAGGTAGGAATAACGTATGCCTGGAATGTGTCTGACCAAAATACCTGACCTCTTATTTTCGACATTGCGCTGCGTGTACCTAAGATGGCTTTTGCTGCAGTGTTGCCTAGAACACAAATAACTGAAGGTTTAACAACACATAGTTCCGCTAAGAGACGCGGTTTGCAACACTCTATCATCCCTGGTGTTGGTGTAGCGTTCTTAGGCGGCCTACAAAGACAAGTGTTGGTAATGTAAACCTCTTCTCTTTTTATGTTAGCCTCCGAAAGTACCTGATCCAACAATTGTCCAGCGGGCCCTCTGAAGGGGGCGCCTTCCGCCAATTCAACTGCG